TGTGCTTGCGATAGATTATCAGGTACTTCATACGTAGAAGAACCTACTTGATATGTAGCCATGTACTTCCTTATTTAACTTTTGTAACAGGAATACCGTTAATTGTGATAGTACCAGGAGCTGTGGTAGCTGGCTTAGCAGCAGGTGCAGCAGGAGGAGGAGCTCCGACAGCAGACGGAGGAGTAATTGTTACATTCCCTTTACCAGTCCAAGGATCACGTAATGCTTTAGACTGTGCGTTAACAAGTTCAGTATTAGCAAGATTAGCACCACGCAATGGCTTAGTAGGATCTAAACCAGCAGCTCTAAACAGTGCTATCGCAGCCTCACGCTCAGCGTTCCAGCGATCACCAGCAGTGAAGTTATCACTAGCAAGCTTATTAAGTTCTTTCTTATTCTTTTGAATTTGAACTTCAATGTTTTCTTTATTGAGGAGTTTAATCTCAGCTTCTACTTTTTCTTTTGTTCCTTCTTTCTCAGCTACTTTGTTCATTGCTACATATCGACGGTATTCAGGGTCAGTAGTTAAACCAAACTTCTTAGCAAAGTCTGCCATCTCTGCAACAGTTGTTGGTACTGGAGTTTCTTCTTCACTCCATCCTTTACGAGTAGCTTTTTGTAGCACACTTATCTTAAGAGGATCAGCAAAAGTATCTACTATTTCAGGATTCTTTTGAATTGCAGTCACAGCATCAGCATATGTCTTAGTTTCATTTGCTTTAAATTTAATATACTCAGCTTGTGCTTGAGCTTTAGCATCAGGATACTCAGCAGGAAGTGCGTCAGCAACAGCTTTGTAATACTCCGCAGTACCTACTTGATACTGTGTACCAATGTCGTTAAGAACTTTAGAGATATCAGCAATCTTTTTGTCTACTGGTGTCTCAGTTAATCCTAAAGCAGTTCCTCCGATCTGAGCTAAAGCAATACCCATCTTTTCATAAGGAGAACTAGCTTGTGTATACAGATTAGACCACAGCTTTTGTTGCTGCATGGAGTATTCTGCAGGATCGACTCCAAATAAACCTTTAGCGAATGTAGTTGCCATGATTATCCTTATTAAGAAACAGGAGCAGTTGCAGGTTGTCTAGAAGCACCATATGCCTGAGCACCTCCACTAATTAAGCCACTCCAGAAGCTGGCATTAGCAGCGTTAGCAGCAGCAGTCGCACCGTATTGTGTTTGTGCAGCTTGTGATAGACCTTGTTGATAGATATTAGCACCAGCAGTTTGACCTGGCTGAGCAGCTTGACCTAGCTGAATACCTAGCTGATACGGCATCTGAGCCATTTGCTCTACTTGACCAGCAGCTCCTAATGTAGCAAGCAATGGTTGGAATGCCTGACCATATGTTGCATATTGAGTGCCTAATAAATTAGCACCAGTTCCAAACAGACCAGTACCAAAGGCAATACGTTGTTGTCCTGCTTGTTCAGCTTCAGCAGCCAGCTGTAAATCTTGATTAGCTAATGCATTATAATATGCTTGTAACTCAGGAGACGTAGGAGCAGTTCCTGTGCCTGTCTGTACTCCTAATCCTCCACGACCAGTAGCAAAGCCACGACTGCGGAGACCAGCTAATTGCTGTTCACGTAGAGGCTCGAGCATAGCCTGACGTGATTGAATGTATTGCTGGGCAACTTCTTCAGGAGAAGCAGCTAGATATTGTTGACCTAGTTCAAATAATCTCTGACTTGCAGGGGATAAAGCCTGTAAAGCTCCACCAGCTTGTTCAGCATAGGCAAGAGAAGGATTGAACTGACTGAATAGCCTTTCTTGTAAGGCTTGTAGTTCAGGAGCAGCAGTATAACCAGCTTCAGAGATATAAGGAATACCTGTTTTTTTATCTATTGCACGAGTAAACTCCGACGTACCAAATCTAGTAGTCATTCCTACTGGTCTGAACGCAGCAGCGGCAGCAGCTTCACGAGCAGCTCTTCGTTGTTCTGCAGCAGCATCTGCACCAGCTTGCTGAGTGCTACTTGCTCCTGTAAATAAATTTGCTATTCCACTAACTAATTGCCCCATTATATGCTCCTACTGTATATTTGGTATATTTCATTATTACGACCTTTAAAAGGTTGTTCGTATTTAAAACCTATTAGCTCTGCAAACTTAGCTAGTTTAATATTATCAATCATTGCTACTAAAGGAACATTAACTAGGGTTTGTAACGTATTTAAATCTTTTATAAAATCTTTCTTTATTTTATTTGTCCACCTGCGTACATCTGTATGAAACCACAACATTCCTTCATATAACTCTAAGTACATTGTGTAGTCATCACGCAAGACTACTGGAATCTTCACAAGTTACCTAACAACAGTGAACATTACATGTTGTACGTTTAATGTTGAATCTCCTGCATTACCAGTACCAATATAAAAGTATTCAGCAGTTTTGCCTAGGTCTTGTTTCACGTAAACAAAAGCATAACTAGCATCTCTAGACGCAGTACCTACAATAGCATAGTTTGCATCAGGCATTGCTGTGGTAAAAGTTACTTTATTAACACCTGTGCTTACATATTTAACAGAAGCGATATTACCACTTGCTAATAAAGTTTGATCAGCGTCTACTGTAGTAGTTGTAGTTCCTGTGAAGGTAGCCCACGCTCTTACTCCATAAACTGGAGCAGAGCCAGTTAAGTTTAACTTAGCTGTTAATGCAGCTTGGACACCTGCAGGAGTAGCTGCTCTGTTTGTACTAATTCCTGAAACTGCTTCATCTGCAGAAGCAATAGCGATTGTTCCTACATTGCTATAGTATCCAGACACATTCCCTGAAGTAGTAATTACTGAGCCGTAATTTACTGTGAATGTGTTAGTATCTGCTGCAGTAATAGTAAAGTAACCGTCAGCAGCAGTTCCTGAAGTAAAGTTTAAATAAACAGTCTGACCCACTGATCTTCCATGGCTATTAGCTGTTACAATTAAACTAGTTGACCCAGCAATTGCATAAGACCCAGACGAAGAAGATAACGTAGATGCTACTGCAATCTCATCTGTCATCGCTACAGTTCCTGATTTATTAGGGAACGTAATAGTGCGATCAGCAGTAGGATCTGTAAATGCTAGAGTTGTTTCAAAAGCATCGGCAGTTCCTTCATGGATTATTTCATTAATAATCGGAGAAGTTATTGTTTTATTTGTTAAAGTAGCTTCAGTAGTTCTTTCAGTTAAAACAAACGCAGTAGAAGCTATTTGAGTTGTATTTGTTCCTGCAGCAGCCGTAGTAGTTGTAGGAGTTCCTGTTAAGGCAGGACTATTTGAGTCAGCTTTAGAAGAAACAGCAGAGGCAATAGCAGTAAACTCAGTATCAATCTCTGATCCTTTGACAATCTTTCCAGCATTACCAGTAGGTAAAGTGTCCTTAGCAGTAAAATTAGTTGCTTTTACATAATTACTCATATCAATATCTTTCCTTGTTTAATTCCTATATCAAGTTTTTGAATAGATAAAGGATTTCCGTTTATATCTGCTTCTAAACCAACCTGCATTACAGTTCCTTGTCCACCCGCATTAATACTAAACTTATCTAGAACTACTCCTGCTGAATACTCAGCAATATTATATTCAGCGATTCCGTATTCATAGACAACAGATGTTGCTAATCGATATCCAACAGCTTGATAGTTTTCTGTATAATCAAAATCCCATTTAACTGAGACAGATTGATTTGTTCCACCGATTAAAGTCCAGCCAATCTTTTTAAGTAGTTTTAATTTTGTTGCTGCTTCGAAATCAAAGTAAGTAGTAAAATATTGCAGACGATATGTAGTTCCGTTATCAGAATGTCCAAAGTATTTACCAATATAACCAGGCTTACCTAAAAATAAATTACGATCTTGTGTCACAAAGAAACACTTAGGATCTATGCTGTCCCAAACTGTAACTCTCATTGATCCATCTTCTAATGGAGCACGAGTGTCAAAACAATATGTAAATCTTGTTGTAGGAAGCGTTAATAAATATATAGCATCACGCTCATAGTAAATACTTTTAATCTTAGTTAAGTCTGTTTCTGAATTTACAGCAGACATTAAATCATCACGAACATTCTTAGAGATGTCACGCATTGGCATAGACTTCTCTTGAATTACTCGCTGTAAACTACGAATTCCTGAGTCAGATAAAAACAATACATCAGTTGCTATGTTCTGTACTGAATCTCTAGCAATACATCCTACGTTATAAATAATTTCAACAAGAGTCAATGCTCCTGTGTCTAATGGATTAGCATAAATAGCTATGTTTTTACGACCAAAGAATATAATAAAACCATTATGTGCTGCAGCAGCTACTACAGGATCTCCATTAGGAAGAACTTCTTGTAGATTAAGATATCCAGCAGATCCGTTCTGAAAGTCTGTACCAGCTAATAAGTCACTGAAATAGACAGTCTGAGTATCTCCTGAGATACCACCACACCATATCCTACCGTAAGCTGAGAGTACCCAGCTAGGCATAAAAGTAGTAGTAGTATGATTAGTAGGTAATGTAGCAGCATCTCCTACTCTTTGATACCCATAGGTATTACTATTATGAGCGTTAAATGCTCCACCAGAGGTAGGTAATTCATGGTATACTAGCATAGGATGACTAGCTTGTGCTAAGTACACATGAGGCTGGAAGTCAGTTATATCTCCGTAAGACATAGCAGCACCTTGCCAGTTATTACCTGTAATAGTATAAGTAGCATTCCCACTATTGTCAGCATTACGAACTGTCTTAGTAGTCATCGTAGTAGTTCCTACGAATAACTTATTATTACCAGCACTCAGCAGATCTGTACCACCACCAGTAACTACTTCAAATAAAAACTCTACTGCATTTCCAGATCCTAAATCTGTATTAACTGAGGAGTTAACAGTTGTCCATCCTCGTCTTGCTCCAACACGACCATATTTATCAATAACGCAGTTCTGAGCTTTAGAAGCAAATCCAGAAGATAAAGTAACACTGGATTCTTGGGTGTTTAACCCATAAAACCCAGGAGATGATATTGAATTTGTCTGTAAAGGACTAGCCATTAGTTCCAGACCCACTCTTGTTCTTCTAAATACCGTCCTGATTCAAGTGCTATAGCGTCTGCTAAGCTCTGACGCATGAGCTGATATGTCTCCCCAGCTTGTACTCCTCCGTCTTCACCACGCTCTGCCTGAGCCCTTGCAAGAGCTCCTAAGATTACAGGTTCTTCAGGAACTAGTAATGTATCAGCGTTAACTGCTAAGGGTACTTGTGGTTTAATAATGTTAAAACGAAGATTATAAGCACCATTAGGAATAGGGAATAAGTCTACTTGAGTATCTCCGTTGGAGTTAGTGCCATTAAAGTTATAGTACGCAGGAGAACCCTTCTGAGGAGTGGTCATTAAAAACTGCTGATCCATCCACTTGGTAGAAGCTAGTTCTACGAAAGCATTCTGAGTATCGTTAATAACATCGATAACTCTGAATCTCTGACCTGATCCTGTTAATACATAGTTAAAAATATCTGCTGTGGTAGTTGCAGATAAGGTTTCAGATAAAGCATTCCAGTTATAGGAGTCCTCGACTACACGTTTAGAATCATTGACAAACTTAGCAATAAGTTTAACATAGGCATTATCAGAGACTGAAGAAGCCTCTGGTTCACGTAGCCTAATTAGTACGTCATTGACAAGGGAAAGATAGTTTATTGATGCCATAGTTATATATTATACCATAAAATTGGTTAAAAGTCAATACCCTACCACTTAACTTTATCAGCCCAGTATGCAGCAGATAGCTTTCCTTTAGCGATATTCGCAGCATGGCGAGCTTTGAAACTCTTCTGTCTAGCCTTTTCTGCTGTGGTCTTAGGGTTTGAACCTGCTCCGCTTACACCTTGTTGACCAAAACGAATTAACTTCTCTGTATCCCCAGACTTAGCCAATACAGCGTGAGACTTAGTAGGATGTCCTGGAGTACGCTTAGGCTTATTGTAGCCTGAGAAGGTTTCCTTACCTTTTTTAATCATTTCTTCTTTGCTGTCTTAGCAGCTTCCTTAAAAGCTTTAGCCGTAGGAGCTCCTTTAGAGCCTACCTTACGCATCTTTTCACCAGACCCAGCAGCGATCCTACGACGCTTAGCTGCGATATTGGCATACAAGCCAGGCTTAGTAGCCACGCATAGCTCCCATCTTCTTCATAGGCTTAGCAACTACTTTAGCACCAGTCTTCTTAGCATACTGCTTAGCTTGCTTCTTACCCTTAGTTGTATAGGGGAACTTCTTCTCTTTTACCATTGGCATATTACTTACCTTTCTTTTTGGG